CATCGGCTTCGGCGGCTCGATGGCGGCGACAAACACGGTGCCTTCCGGACCGGCCAGATAGTCGCCAGTCCGCAGATAACTCCAATCCGCCCAGGCCTGCCGGAACGGCACCGCAAAGCCGCTGGGAGCGCTTACGCCGCCGCCTGGCAGCACAAAGGCCACCGGCAGCCGCAAGAACCGTTTGGCGAGGGCAACCGGCTCTTCCGGCCCGTCCGGCCGGTAGGCGTCATGCAGAAAGCCGACCCGACGTGCCGCGCAACCGGCGCCATAGGCCAACCGGTCCGCCAGTCGCACCCCATCCATCGCTACACCACCAGGCTTATGCCGGCGGCCGCCAGCGCCGGCCCTGGCGGCACACCCAAAAATCCACACAACCGGCGGCGCCAGCCATCGAACAACTTGGCGCGATCATCGGCCTCGCTTTGGTTGTGCGTCCAGGCCGCGGCGCTCTCAGTGTCCAGATTGTCGGAACTCGGCGGAATCGCCGCTTCCAGCGTCGCCAGGGTCGAGATATATTGCAGCGTTACCGCAACCTCCGCCAGCGCCAGATTGTTCATCCGGTATTCCAGCGTTCCGAACGACTGAAAGAACCGCCATGAATCAAATCCCGCCGCGCCGGCGCCGTAAGCCGGATAGCCGCAGAACCGCCTGATATCGGCTTTTTGCGCGTCGGAGAATGAAGCCGCCACCGTGCCGGACATTTCAGTAAGCATCCCCATCGCCGAGCGTGAAATAAACTGTGCCGGTGCCGCTGCTAAGGATTGCGGCGGCAAAGCTAACAAAAGGCCCGCCATCCACCAGCATCCTCGCACCCGGCGGTAGCGGCGTATCCGTCGCCAGCGCCGTCAGCCCGGTTGCGGCCCCCAACCTAAAGAATGCCGTCGCGGCCGAGGCATTATAGACCAGCACCGCGCTGCCGCCGCCTGCCAAGGCAATGGCGGACGATGCCGTCGAAGCCGCCACGCTGGCAGTACCGGCGGGGCGGAATGGTTGCGTCGATCCTGTCGCCATAGTCCTGTCCCCTTAACCGATATGCTCGATCATCACGGCGCGTTTGTAATTCGCATTGGTCGCGGTCGGCACCGTCGTCGGCGTGGTCGTGGTGTCGGACGGCGCACAGAATCCGCCAATCCAGTACCAGCTTTGCGCGATGATCTGCTGCAGCCTGTCAATTGGTTCCCGCGTCACCATCGCAACGTTGTCGATCACGTTCACCAGGCTATCCTTCGGCGCTACATCATCCGCTGCCATACCGGCAAAATCGCCCTCGATCAGTGCGCCCTGGCCGCACACAATCGGGCGCCGCACATACAGCCCGGCAATGCTTGGATGCGTCTGCACATAGGCTTCCGTCGTGGTCAGGAATCGGAGACCCAGAAAATCGCTCACCATGCCTTGACGAAACACCGGATTAGACGAGGTTGCGCCCTGGAATAGTTGCTTAAAATCGGAATCCGCGAATAACTGCCTGGCCGAAATCGGATCGAGATAGCAATTATAAACCCCATCCACCAGCGGCACCGCGTTGCGCCGGAGTAGCGCCACCGCATCCAGCAAATTCGCCATCGTCAGCGTATCTGTCGCCTGCAAAGCCGCCGTTGTACCGCGGCTTGCCGGCCGCACAATCGAGCTCGCCGTCGCGGCTTTGATTGCGTTCCCAGCCGTACCATCGGCTACCGTCACATTGCTGGCAAACAGCAACGCGCCGGAGACACCATTCGGCGCACTCGAGGTATTCGTCGCATCCAACGTTACGCCGACCACGTTATAAACATTGGAGCCAACCGTCACCGTCAACGGATTACTTGAAGAAACGCTTTGCTGCACGCCATTGACAAACACCGTTTGAAATCCCCGGATATCGTCAGTTTCGACACTCGGCCCGGCCGCGCTCAAGGTCGTCACCACACGGGTATTGCCGCCAAAATATGGGGCGAACAGTGCATTGCGCGCCAGCTCATCCAGGCTGCGCGCCGCCTGCTCGCCATTGGTGGCCGCATTCTGCAAAAACTGGCTGGCGATGCCCACCCGGCTCGTCACCATGTTCAAATCCTGCGTCGCCGCATAGAAATTCAGGGATATGGTGTATTGCTCGACTCCCCAGTTCGTCGAGGTCAGACCGTTATCCAGATTGGTATTGCTGGCCGCCGCCAACGGTGTGGTAATGCTGGGTTTCAAACCTGCCCGCGTCTTGGTCAAAGTCTCGCCGATGCCGACGGAAAATTCCTCCCGGTCGGCGATCAGCCGGTAGCCAAGTCGTGATTTCAGTGCCATCTCGAACTCGCGATCGAGAAAACCCTGCATAATAATCGGCTGCAAAGCAGCTGGAAAATTCTGAATACCCATCAGCTCAAACCCTTCAAATTAAAGTGGAACATTATGTCTTTTTGGCCGCGTAAACTGTTTACGTGTTAGCGCCGCCGTAACAGTGCTGCCCGCGCGGATAGCCATTCCTCATGGGTCATTTCGTTAGCGTGCCGTGCTCGCGGCGGCTCCGGTTTTGGCGCATTTGCCGTGGCGGAGGACGATGCCGGACCCGCAAACAACCAGGGTTTTGTACGTTTCAGTTTTGCCAAAATAATGTTGCCATCGATAATCTCGCCCTGCGCGTTCAGCCGCACCTCGGCGGTATCTAGCAGTTTCAAACCATCCAGATCCACCATGCCGGCCCGGATCGCTTCCGCCTTCAACTCCGATCGGATCAGCCGTGCATCGGTCTCGGCCTGCGCGCGCGTCAGCGCCGCCTCTGCCGCCTCGGCGCGAACCTGCCAGTTCTCACCATCATCTTTTGGCTCTTCAGTCATGCTGCATCCTGATCAATGGCGTCCAACTCTGCACCTACATCGGCAATGCCAAGCCCGGCCGCCAGTGACTTGACCGCCGTCTCACGGGAAAGCTGGCCAGCATTGGTGAGCGTCGCAATCGCTTGCGCCTCCTTCAGCCGGTCATCGGCCGAAAGCGGATACCAGCGTGGCCACCGCAACGTCAGCCTTAGCGTGGCATCCAACGGCGGCACCATTTCGCCCATCACCTGCAGCGGAAAAACATTCGAGGCCCGCACGACCATTTTCAGAAGCGCCAATACGCCGCCGTCACCGTAAGAAATTCGCAGATTATCCGCGAGCCAGATCAATCCTTGGTTCATCAGTTCCAGCGCCCGGCCGGATTGCGCCGCGGTCAACCGGTCCGCGCTTGACCGGTTGCCATGCAAAGCTTCCAGCGCAAACTCCCGCAATGTCCGCACATACGAAATAACCGCCTCGCACGCGGTGCCGCCGATCTCCAGCAGCCTGGCGTCACCCTTTTCCGATACCACCAAGGCATTCCCCGCACCTTTGACAATCTCGGAATCGCTGCTCGCCGGCTCTTTAATCAGCAATGTAGGGTCCGAACTATACTTTAAACCACGCCCGGCCTGACTCAGTTGATAATCGATCTCGATGTTAGTCTCGATTGCCGTCCGGAACGTACAAGCGCCATCCACACCGTCCCCGCCTGGCAGATTACGAATCCATACCAGCGGTACAAAGCCCAGCCCATGGACAACACTGCGGGCTGTGTCGACAACTGGCACCGCCAACGGGTCACTCACGGCCCATGGCACGTACCAGGTTTCCGCGGTGTCATCCCAGACGCGTTGAAACCAATATACACTTGCTGGATCAACGGTTTCATATCCCTGCGCCGCCAAATCGGCGCCATTCACCTTGTACTTTTCCACTACACGGGACAGCGTGTCGGGAGCCGCAACATCCCAGACCGGTGTCAGGTACAGACTATCCAGTACCGAGCAAAAAACCCGGCCCCGCAAAACGCGCAGCAAGATCGCCACCGATCCAATCGAGCCACGGATTGCCGCATCGATCATGACTTCATTGAGCCTGGTCTCACGTAAAACATCGGCCAGTATATTTGCGGTATCCCCATCCGCACACTCGACGGTTGGGAAATGTGCCGCGCTGAACAGCAATGCTACCGAATCTTCAACCACGACACGGCATAGTCCATAACGCACGGATGGCCTGCGCATCCGCAACGGAACATACTCACCGGCGCCATTGCGCTCCTCGTAAAATTGATACGGTAACCCATCGTAAATCGTGCCATCCAGCACACGCCGCAACACATCGAGCCGCTTCACGCGCGCCGGCATGGCGCCGTCCTCCGGCACCGTATCGCAAATCGTCTCGAACATTGTACCTCACAAGTTTATGTCACTACCGCCCAAGAAGCGGCACGCTCAACCGCCGTGCAATCGTCTCGCTGGTCGTCGCCAGCGTGTTCACGGCACGCGAGAGAGCATCGACCTGATCATCCTTGACCGAATCAGGAAAAGCCGACAGCTCGCTTAGAAAATTTTCGTTCCATGGCGCCGCCAGAAGCGAAACATTGCCGGCATCCACCAGCGTCGCGGCTGGCATCGCGCGGGTCACTTTGGCACCCGTCTCCGGGCTTGCTTTCACAGTAAAACCTACCAGAAAATCTGTTAACATCGCTATCTGCGCAAATCCCGCCTGGCCCGGATCACGTGGCAGGGCAATAATCGTGCTCGGGCCATCCGCCTTTGCTGTCGCCAATATTTTCGCCTGTACCTGGGCGGGCGAAGCCTGCATTCTGATAATATCCAGAACCACAAGCTGCTCATCCGGCGTCTTCACCAGTTTCAATCCAACAGTATAATCCGGGTTGCGTCCCGGCGTCGGCAGGCTTGCCGCCAAATCCCAGGCCCGTATGCTTCGTATCGCGGCCGGCATCTCCGTCAAAATCTTGATTGTTTTGACATTGAATAGAGCATGTTCCGCGGGCCGCGGATTTTGTTGATACATCGCCGCAAAAGCCTGCTCACCCACGTCTTTACGCCGCCGTGCGATCGCCGCTTCATCCTGCCATTCCGGCCATAAAGCTTCGCCCTCGCGGCGTCCCAATTCGTCTACCGCCTCCGCCAGCGCCGGCAATTTCAATCGCGCCCAGGCATCATCGGTCTGCATCAGACGGCCAGCCAGATCGTCCTCATGCCAACGTGTCATGATCAACACAATGCGGCCGCCCGGTTTCAATCTTGCCGAAAGTTCCGCACGGTACCAATCATAAAGCGCGTCTCTATATCTTTGGCTCTCCGCTTCCGCCCAGGATTTTACCGGATCGTCGACAATAATCAGATCGGCGCGCCGGCCTGTGATCGGCCCCCGTACGCCGGCGGCAAAATATTCACCGCCATCCTGCAGCGAAAATTGCCCTGCCGCCCGGCTCTCCTTGGCAATCTTTATCCCTAGCAAACCACCATGTTCAATCACGGCGTTGCGCACATGCCGGCCAAAATAATTCGCCAGGGATGCCGTATGGGCGGTAGCGATAATCTGGCTCGCCGGATATTGCCCAAAAAAATATGCCGGAAAGAGCACCGATCCGTAAGTAGACTTTGCCGAGCCCGGCGGCATCTGAACCATCAAACGGTCGCATCCTGGGTCGGCTACGGCTTGCAGCCGTTTAATTAGAAGCTCGTGATGCTTTGCCGGCGCTTGACCAACACCCAGCAAAGCCTGCCTGGCAAAGCTTAAAAACCCTGCTTCGGGAGCCATTAAATTTTAGCTGAGTATCTATTTGTTTGCGTGATGAACCAGTATGCAAAAATCTATAGTACAAACTGGGGTATGTGGGCAAGCAATAAATAACATTATGTTAGAAATAATTTTCAGGCGACGGTCGTATGCGAGTTTGGGCAACGAACAACATTTGCACACAACTATATCCTCTTTCCGCCACAATCCTTGTCTATTCAAACGGTCGCGGCTATGTTTCCATCACGCACTGTAAAGGAATTGACTTATGAAAAATATCATCGCCAGCGTGGCCGGATTGCTTTTTCTAGCAGCGTCACTTTCGGCCTGCGTGGTGGCGGAGCCGCAGCGTCCGGTGGCATATTACCGGCCCGCACCCGCTGTTGTTTACGCACCGCCTCCGCGGCCTTACTATCCGCCACCGCCACGGCCCTATTATCCACCGCCGCCACGGCCGTACTACCCGCCGCCGGGTGTTTCAGTCGGCATTCACGTCAATTAACAACCGCAATTCTGTCGTAGCGCCTGCACAACAATGGCGACGCCATTGCCGTGCCAGCGCTGCACGGATTTATGGTCGGCACCAA